CTGCCCAAACGGTAATGCTTATTGCTTTTTTTCTGGCGGCTTCTTTTGCACGCATTTCTGCAATTCGACGTTTCCTAGCATTTGCCATTTCCATCTGAATCTCATCCCAAAGATGAGCGTTTCCCGAATAAATAAATAATTCACGAATTTCATTCATCCTGTCCTGATACTGCTTTTTTGCCAGCGTTATCTGGATCAGTTCTTCCTGAGAAAGATTATTACGATTTTTATTTTGGTAAGCTTGCAAATCGACCTGTGCTTGGCCTAGCTTCCCTACAAAAGAGCCAATAGTGTTAAGGTCGTTGCACGTCCCGGCGACCTTGTTTATTGCTCCTGCGGCGGCGTTTATCGTGCTGATAATCGCCATTATCTCTGCTACGGCCACCTTTCACACCTTTTCGACGTAGTTTTGGGTAACCGATACTGACAAAATAAGAATTAATGTCACGCCCCGTTAATTATTTACGCGGTACGACGTGACTTCCTCTTTTTACCGCGCTTTTTTTGACTGAGTGCTATCGCTACCGATTGTTTTTGAGAATAGCCCTCTTTCACCAATTTCTTGATGTTAGAGCTAACTGTTTTTTTACTTTTCCCTTTCTTTAAGGGCACCCTAACAACTCATATAGCGTGAGCCACGTAACGCGGCACCCATGCCACGCTTCTTGCCACGGAATATCTTACCTTCTTTAGTGTTAGGTGTTTTTTCAGGAACTAATTTAGCAAACGGGATGCTTCCCTGATCGTCAATTACTGCTTTGTTTACAGGCTTGGGGGGCGAAGTTGCCGGACCACTAATAATATGTACTTTACTCATCTTAAAATCCTCGATTGTTTATATCCTGCTGACGCAATCTTTCACGTTCCATAGCAGAATCAATTCTTGCCGCCGTCTGTTTTTCCTGACTAGCTAACCGTTGTTGAAATTCCTGTGCCCTTTGGGCTGCTTTTTGTGTATCAAGCTGCAACTCGGCTTGTTCCTGCGCAATATCCGCTTGAACCTGTTGTTGCTTCAAGGCAAGTTCCTGCTGCTTCAACTGCACCAACGGATCTGGGCCTTGTTGACCGCCACCCGCTATCTGTTCGCTGAGTTGTTTTAAATTCTGCATTTCCTGCGCAATCATCTGCGCGGTCACCGATTGTAATTCTATCACTTGTTCGTCCGTTAGCTGTTGGCCCTGCGTCTGTTGCATAAACTGCACAACGGCCATTTCATTCGCTTTTATCTGCACATGTTCTAATACGTGCTTTTGTAACGCTCCGGCCACTCCCGGCGACTGCATTACCATGCCCGAAGAACCAAACGTTAAATGCGCCATAATATGCGCGTCGTGGTTTTGACCTTCAAACGCTTTTAACTGCGTACCTTCCAACGCATCTATGTTTTCCTGCGCGGGATCTTTAGGAACAGGCTCTTCAGTAGATTGGGGACGTAATAGCTTATCAACATCCCTGACCCCAAGCGCATCATACATCCTGCGATATGCCTCGTAAACATCATGTATTTCGGGAGCTTGCATTGCCAGTTGCATCTGCGTCTGGGCCAGAGAAATCCGCTGTGCCTGTGAAAATATGTTCGGGTTGGAAACGGGAACCACATCTACGCGATCATCAAAATCCTGCTGCATGACTGCCTGATCGCCACCCTCTACAGAATAAGGGTATATAGGTGGTAACGACTCGGACATAACACGCGCTAACAACTTAAATTCCAGCTTCATGGCGTAATGCAGGCGTTTATGTACCGCACTCATTACCCGTGAGCCTTGCTCCAACATAGCAACCGTAGTACCTACCGCCGCTTGCTGATTACCATCACCTACCTTTAAATCCGTAATAGTGGCAAACCGTTGGCCTGCTTCTACCACAAAACCCAATAATTGAAATAAAGTAGAGTCAGGGCCTTTAAAAGGCAAAGGCATCAGACTGTCTCGTATGGCACCACCGGGAGCGTCTATATCCCGAAATTCTCCGGGCTGAATTGGCTCGGCATCGTCCCTAATCCGTAGGCCACGGGCCTTGAATCCGGCGGGGAGGTTACTGAGAGTGCCAGCATCTATAAGCTGGCGAAGGGCCGCTGTAGCGGTACGCGAAAGGCCCCCAATGGTGTGAATTAGCCCAAGTCCGTAAAAACCAAAACCGGGCAAAAACTTATAATGAACAAAATATTGAATCTTGCGTTGTAGTTCGTCGTCTTCGTTGTAATTCCGTCGAATAGCTAATACTTGACCATTATCCTCGGATATTGTTACAACATAAGGAACCTTAATACCTGTTGGCTCACCTTCTTCGTCAACTTCTTCAAAACCCGCTAAATCAAGGTCTACATGACATTCCAGCAGGGTACAGTCGTAATCTATGTTAGACGCCTGCACGCCTTCAATACGGTTAATTTCACTGCCTATTGCCGTGTGGTCCTCGGCTTGGGAGGGCAATACATTTACATCAAGATAAAAACCAGATAATTGCTTTTTACGCAACTCATTTAAAGGCATTTTTAATACTTGAGTAACATTAGGACAACTTTCAATGTCGTTAGCTTCATACGGCACAATTAATTGTTCTGCCGGTACAAACTTACTAACCGCCCTGTCTAAGGTTTCATCATAATAAATCTTTTTAAAGGTGGAACCCGCCAAGGGCAGATAAAACAACATCTGATCAAATTCCGGCGTGTATTCTTCCATCACATTTGTAATGTAGTAATTCATAAATTCCTTGACACGCTTTGCCTGATCTTCTTTTTCCTTGGACTTTTCACCCATGACCGCTGTTCTCACCGGTCCTCCCGCAGGCAAAAGTTCATTAAATGCCTGTGCTTGAAACTGTGTAGCGGCTTCAGCCAGCAACGGATGGGTTACTCCCGTCGCACCCCTAAAAGGCTCCGTTCTTTCCTCGTAAGTAAAACCAAGCAATTCAAGACCGTTCGCATACGCATCTTCCCAATCTTTGCGGGAAGACTTGTTAGATTCAAAATCCCCTAAAAGTTCTGACGCAATCGCACCAAGGTCACCATCGTCCAGTTCCTCGGCAAGATTCCTGAAAAAATCGCCCTCATCAGGGCTATCTGAGGCCGTGGGATCAAAGTCAATGATAACGCCACCATCTTCTACTTCTTCTACTTCAACGCCTTCTGGTAATTCAGGAACACCACCCACAAGTGTGCCGGGAGCCGCGATCTCTATATCAAGCTCCAAATCCTCTGTAGAATCGTTCGTGCTTCCCTGACGATCCATCAAAGAAGCTAACGTTGCTTTGTCTCCGTTTGCCATGTAATTCCCTCCGAGCCTCCTATGCTACCGCACCGGAGTACATATTCCTAGCTATTTGAGCCAGTGACGCCATGCCCCGTGGGCGGTGGTTCATGTCCCGCGCTACGTGGGCAAGAGAAGACACGCCGCCTCCTAAACTATAAGGCAACGGTTTTTGGGTAAAATCGTCTTTCATTTTTTCAGTAAGAGGCAAATACCAAACTTTATGGCCGCTAGTTTGCTCATACGTTTCCATGTTTCGCTGGGGTATTTCAGCTTGTGTAAGCTTTACGCCGTATTTTTTAGCTATTTTTTGAGCATAACTTTTAACAGCCGTGTCATAATAGTTAAACGTTACGCCCGGATAACGTATTTCCTGAATAGCGTCGGTTGTAAACGACATTCCGTCTTTATCATTAGCCGACGCTTGTTGCAGCATTCGATCAAAAGAAACTTCCATCCAGTTATCTTTAAACGGTGCATCGGGCAATGCTCTGTCGTCTTGCATACGCCTCGCAACGCTGTCACGTAAATATTTTCCTGCCCAACCGTCGGTGGGGTTAAACCAATCCGGGTTGTCTGCGCGGTACGCGGCTTCTTTAAAAAGGGTTGATATTTCTGGAAAACTTTCTTTAAAGAACCGAAGAGTTTCAAGGTCTTCTAAAGCCTTAATGCCGGGGTCTGGTTGATTTTTTATAGTAGTCTTTATTTGCCCCGGTTTAAATTCTTCTACCGCAGTTTTAAATAATTTTAATTGATCCGTAGTATCAGGGGTTTCTCCATACGACGCAGTTTCTCTTTGTGAA